AAGTTCCACGATTAAAATGCCCCCACCCTCCCTGTCACCAGAAAGGGCCAAAGTGGCAAAGTTTTACTCTGCCCGCAGCAGGATTATCCCGCCACTTCCGTGGCAAACTTTTGCACTGCCGTTCTCAAACAGGCAAAGCCGAAGGGAAACACGCTATCAGTGAACCAAATCGCTGCATTGTGTGGCCGCAGCAGACAGTGGGTGTTCCAGCTGGTGAAGGCTGGCTTTATCGCCAAGCAAGCGCATGGCAACTACACGCTGGTCTCGGTCGTCAGGGGTGTCGTTGATTATTACGAGGACCTTCAATCAAAAAGCAGCAGGGTCGCTGCGGCCAGCCGCGCGACCGACGCCCGGACCCGAGAGATTGAGCTCCGCATCAAGGAGCGCAGCCGGGATTTAATCCCGATCGAAGATGCGCGGGCAGAAATCGCTGACTGGACGTCCGCTTTCCGGGCAGAGCTACAAGGCCTTGCCGCTCGGTTCACGCGCGACATGCAGGAGCGCCGCAGGCTTGAGCAGGAAATAGATGGCGCACTCGAACGACTTTCTCGGCGGACCACTCAAGCAGAGCAGGCTCTCGCGGCTGGTGAAGGCGCTATTGCGGCCGAGCCAGAAGCGTGACCCCGCAGAGTGGGCGGCCGCAAACCGTGTTTATCCTGAGACGGCCGGCATCCCTGGTTCGCGCGATCCCTGGCTGACACCTTACATGGTCCCGTGGTCGGCGGCGGTGCACCAGGGTGGATACCGCCGCATCGTGGCCGTGACCTCGGCGCAGTCGGGCAAGACAGACAGCATGCTCGACATCATTGGCGCGCGGCTGGACCAGCGGCCAGCGCCGATCATCTATGTGGGCCCGACCCGTGAGTTTTTGACCGATCAGTTCGAGCCGCGCCTGATGGGGCTTTTGGATGAGGCCGAGAGCCTGAAGAACAAGGTCGTCCGCGGCCGGCGTATGAAGAAAACCCTCAAGCATGTTGCCGGGGTGCGCATTCGTCTTGCCCATGCAGGATCATCCTCGGCGCTGAAATCCGACCCGGCCGCTCTGGCGCTGATCGACGAGTTCGACGAAATGATGGCCAATGTCAGAGGCCAGGGCGATGTGCTGGGTCTGGTTGAGGCCCGGGGCGAGACATATGCCGATTTTGTCACCGCGATCACCAGCACACCAGCGAGGGGCCTTGTGGAGATTGCTGTGGATGAGGACACCGGGCTTGAGTTCTGGGCGCGGTCTGCGCCTGAGGATTTGGAAAGCCCGATCTGGAAGCTGTTTCAGGAAGGCACACGGCACCACTGGGCGTGGCCTTGCAAGCATTGTGACGAGTATTTCATCCCGAGGTTCAAACAGCTGCATTGGCCTGATCGTGCCACACCCTCGCAGGCAAAGCGTGACGCCTATCTGAGCTGTCCGCGCTGTGGCGGTATTCACACCGAAGACGACAAGCGCTGGATGAACCAGCGCGGCCATATGGTGGCACCGGGCCAGGGCGTGGCACTGGTCAACGACAGTCCTGTTGTCAGCGGTGCGCCTGAGGAAAGCTCCACCCTGTCGATGTGGACCTCGGGGCTGTGCTCGCCGTTCGTGTCATGGGGTCAGCGGGCGGAGACCTATCTGACCGCGCTGCAGTCGGGCGATCACGACCGGATGCAGACGGCCATGAACGCCAGCTTTGGCGAGTGCTATTCGATGATTGCCTCGGGCGACGTGCCCGAATGGCAGGAGATCATGGAGCGCCGCTTGCCGTACAGGGCGGGCGAAGTGCCCATAGGCGGTCTGCGGCTGGTGATGGGCGTTGATGTGCAAAAGTTCTCGCTGGTGTTTGTTATGCGCGCCTTTGGTGCGCGTGGCACATCATGGCTGATCGATGCAGGCCAGCTTTACGGGCCGACCGACAGCGATGAGGTCTGGTCGCAGCTGGCAGAGCTAATGCTGCAGCCAGTGGCGGGCATGCAGATCGAAAAGGTGTTTATCGACAGTGGGTTTCGCCCGGACAAGCCCGAGCTTGGCAACGAGCATAAGGTCTATGAGTTCTGCCGCAGATACCACTGGCTGTGTTGGCCCACCAAGGGCCGCGATGTGATGACGCCACCCTACCGGGTCTCAAAGATCGAGGCCAAGCCTGACGGTAAGCGCGCGCTTTACTCGGTCAATCTGGTTTTGCTATCGACCGATTTTTTCAAATCACTGGTGGTCTCGCGCATTCGCACGCCGATGGATGTGCCAGGCGCATTCTTTGTCCACAGCGAGGTGACTGAGGATTACTGCAAGCAGCTGACCTCGGAGGCGCGCATGGTTGTGGAAGGCCGGCCCAAATGGGTGAAACGGTCGCGGCATAACCATTTTTTAGATTGTGAGGCCATGTGTGCGGCCATCGGTTACACGCTCAACGTTCAACGCATCCCCGAGGGTATTGCGCGCTCAGAGCAGGCAGATCCTTCTTCTGGCACCTCTGACAGTTCCACCCAGGGTGATCAGCCGCCATCATCAGAGCGCACTTACTCCCGAGGCTCGGGTGATGGCGCACTTCGAAAACGCTTCTCGCATGCGGGCAGCAGACTGAACAGGTAACCGCATGTCCATTATCTCGAAGGTCCGCGATCTGATCACGGGTTCACCTCTGCCTGCGCCGACCACTGGTGGCGAGGTAGCCTCTCGGCCGACCGGGCAGTACATGCGCGGCGGTCGGGGGGTAACTTTTGCAGGCTGGAAGCCAGCATTGCGCGAGGCACAAGACGATATTGCTGATGCGTGGGATGATGCTGCTGCGCGCGTGGGCGATCTTTTGCACAACAACGGCTGGTTGGCCGGCGCCGTTGATCAGGCGGTGGCCAACACGGTTGGTACAGGGCTGCGGCTTAAATCTATCCCCGAGAATGAGACTTTTGGCATGACGGGTGTCGAAGCATCAGAGTGGTCTAAAACTGTTGAGCGGCGGTTTGAGCTGTGGGCGCGCAATGCGCAAGAATGCGATATTCAGGGTCTACGAACCTTTGGGCAGATGCAAAGCGCGGCGTTTCGTTCATGGCTGATCACTGGCGAAATCCTCGCCGAGCTGCCGTTTCGGCGCAGGCCGTGGAACCGGTACGGCACCAAGGTGCGTTTGCTGCCGCCACACCGGTTGTCGCGCAAAACTGAAAGCATGAACCGGCTGATCAACGGGGTTTATACCGACGTGGACGGAATGCCGGTGGGCTACCGGGCAATCCGCAAGGATCTGTTCAAGCATGATGTGGAATATGACGTGCGTGCGCGCGATGGGGCAGGGCGGCCGCGCGTGATCCATGTCTTTGACGGGCTGCCGGGCACGCATCGTGGCATCTCGCCGATGACGCCCGCGCTGCAGGTTGCGCGCCAGTTTGACCAGCTGGCCGATGCCACGCTGATGGCCGCGATTGTGCAAACGCTCTTTGCGGCAACGATCACGTCGGATGAGCCAACAGAGGAGGTGCTGGCGGGGCTTTTGACACCTCAAGAGCAAGCAAAGATGGCGTCTGAGGGTGTGGCCCCCATGGAGGCTTATATCGACATGCTGGCCGGCTTTTATGACGGGTCTTCGCTTGATGTCGGTATCAATGGCCGCCTTGCGCATCTGTTTCCGGGCCAAGAGCTGACGTTCCACACCAGCAATCAGCCTTCATCGAATTACAAAGACTTCTCGATGCACCTGTTGCGCGAAATCGCACGTTGCCTTGGGCTGACCTATGAGAGTGCGACGGGTGACAATAGCGGTGCCACCTATTCGTCCTTGCAGGCGGCAACGGCTGAAATCTTCGCCATCACCAAGGCGCGTCGTCAAAACATCATCGCGCCATTTTGCCAGCCGGTTTTTGAGGCGTGGCTGGAAGAGGAAATTGCCAGTGGTGGTATCGCGTTTCCGGGCGGCTATGAGGCGTTTCTGGCCAACCGGACAGCGGCCTGCCGGGCGGAATGGCGCGGGGCACCGCGCACTACCGCTGACGATCTCAAGAAAGCAAAAGCGCACGAGACTTGGAAGCGGCTTGGCGTGATGTCAGATGCGATGATTTGCAACGACAACGGGGTCGATGTTGATGATGTGTATCAGCAGCTGGCCGCCGAGCGGCTGTTGCGGGCCGAATACAACCTGCCTGAGCCGATGATGATGGGCGCTGCGGGTGGTGGCCCGCAAGCAATGGAAGCCGATTCCGACGCTGATGATAGCGAAGAAGACAGCGATGAGGCGGACGATAGCGAAAACGTTGATGAGGACGCTGCATAATGGCTTTGGTGATCGATGAAAATGACCCCTGCGGGGCGGCTAAAGCCCTGCGCGAGGTCTACTACCGGCTGATCGCGGGTCAGGCCGCAGCGACAGTGTCGTTCACGGCGGGCCCAACGGGCGTTTCCCGTTCGGCCACGTTCCACGCGGCCAGCCCGGACCGTCTGATGCTGGTTATTCGCGGCTTTGAGGGAAAATGCGCCGCATCGCAGGGCAGATCGCCACGCTGCCGCGCCATTGCAACAGGAGGTGTCCGTTGAGCGATCCACCCACACTCATGCAGGCGCCTGAGGGGCCCTCGCTGGCGCATATTGCGTCGCGGGTCCTGAACCGCCCCCTTTTGCTCCACCCAACCAAGGCTGAGATCATCTTGCAGGTTTTGCAGGGGCGGTTGCCGATGGACGGGGCCAAGATCGAGGGCCTGCGGCCTGACACAAACCAATTTCTGGGCAACAGATACGGCGAAGATGGGCGCGCGCGTAAATACGCGGTCGCGGGCGGCGTGGCTATGATCCCGATCGTCGGCAGCCTCGTCAATCGCGGGGCGTGGATCGGGGCTAATTCGGGCATGGTGTCCTATGAAGGCATTGCAGCACAGCTGCGCGACGCGGCCGATGATCCGGAGGTCACCGCTGTATTGCTGGACATCGACAGCCCAGGGGGCGAGGCGACAGGTATGTTCACCGTCGCTGAGCAGGTCCGCAGGCTGGGGGCGTCAAAGCCGGTCACGGCTTTTGTGAACGATATGGCGGCTTCGGCGGCTTACGGCATCGCGAGTGCTGCCAATGAGATCGTGGTCTCGCCGACCTCGATTGTGGGCTCGATTGGTGTGGTACTGACGCATCTCGATCGCTCAGGCGAGCTGGAGCAGAAGGGCGTCCGCGCGACGCTGATCTACGCAGGCAAGCACAAGGTCGACGGAAATCCGTTTGGCCCGCTGTCCGATGCTGTTCAAGCTGATCTGCAAACGGAAGTGATGAAGTTTTACGACCAGTTTGTGGGCCTCGTTGCGCGGGGTCGCACCGGCATCACCGCGCAGGCTATCCGTGCGACGCAGGCGCGCACTTTCATCGGGCAAGACGGCATCGATCAGGGTCTCGCAGACCGCGTGGCCTCTCTTGACGACGTTCTGTCCAACCTCTCCACCATGGCCCTCGGGGCTGTCAAAACAAAGAAGGGATTTGCGATGAGCAATCCAACCCAAGCTGCCCCGCAGCCTGAAACTGCAGGCATCACCGAAGCAGCACTCAGTGCCGCCGTTGACACTGCCCGCGCAGAAGGTGCGCTCGCTGGTAAGGCCGAAGCAACCGCGCGGATCAAAAG